GCTGTACGGATCGGACGGCGCATTTTTCGACGCTGAAGACCATTGCATCGTGCGCAAAGCTGACGTCTACGCGCTAATCCCGGACCATGCCGCAAGAGACTGGAAGCTGCGCCCCGATCGCCGCGTGGCTCGCTTCCAGGACGTAGGATTTGACCCGACCGAGAAGGACGATCGCGTCAAGTGCAACCTCTGGGGCGGCTGGCCAACGGCACCGAAAGCCGGCGACTGCGAGATCCTGCTCGACCTGCTGCGGCACATGTGCAGCCTCGAAACAAACAGCCAGAAGGCTTACGATTGGGCCTTGAAGTGGCTGGCGTACCCGATACAGCACCACGGCGCCAAGATGAAATCGACGCTTGTTTTTCATGGCATGCAAGGCGCCGGAAAGAACCTGTTTTTCGATCAGGTTGCGGCGATTTATGGCGAATACGGCGGCACCGTCGACCAGCTCGCTGTGGAATCGCAATTCAACGACTGGGCTAGCCGCAAGCTGTTTCTGGTCTTTGACGAAGTGGTCGCGAGAAACGAGCTTTACTTCCTGAAAAACCGCATCAAATCGCTGATCACCGGCGACGTGATACGGATCAACCCCAAAAACATGAGCGCATGGAACGAGCGCAACCACTGCAACGGGGTTTGGCTGTCAAACGAGCTGCACCCTTGTGCGGTAGAGGTTTTCGATCGCCGCCACTTCATCATCTGGACACCGCCGGCACTCTCTCCCGGCTTTTACTCGCAAGTGGCCGAGTGCCTGGCCAACGGCGGCCGCGCGGCTTTGCATCACCACCTGCTGAACCTCGATCTAGGCGACTTCAGCGAGCACAGCAAACCGCCAATGACAGACGCCAAGCTGCGAGTACAGGAGCTGTCAAGCGGATCAATCGAGCGCTTCTTTCGCGACTGGACATGCGGCGACCTGGCGCACCCGATTTGCGCCTGCTCATCCGGGCAGATTTTCCGGGCTTATACGCGCTACTCAGTGGCTCGCGGAGAGAAGCCGCGGGCGCAGATTCACCTATCCGGGCACATCGCAACACAGCCAGGCTGGGCGCTCGCGACAAAGGACGTTTTTGACTCCGCGCAATACTCTGGCACGCCGAAGCGCACGCGGATGGTGATCCCGCCTGAAAACCTGCTGAACATGGATGGAGCGCGAGACTACCGCAAGCGGCCGGACAAGAAAGAAGCGCAGTGGGCGACTGACAGCTACTTCGCATTCCAGGACTCTCTTGGAGACTCCGACTGATGCCAGCTCCAGGCAATCTCTCGCTCGACCCGCGCTCGCTGGCAGAATTCCGCTGCAATACCGCATCGGACGGCATGCCAACCGTCAAGCTCTCGCCGTGGCGCTGCTCTGTCTGCGGCAAGCGCCAATTTTCGCTGGTCGGACGGAAACAGCATTTGAGCGGAAAAGGCTGGACCTGTGCCGCCTGTGTTGCGAGGCGCAAGCCATGAAAAACCGCCAGATTCCAGCCAAAACGCACGCACCGCACGCACCGAACGCATGCCTCCGCACGCTTCAAACCCTTGCGGCGCAAGGCGGCGAACGCAGCGAACGCATCTTTGCGCACGCACTACGCGCGACGCAACGTGCGTGCACCGGAGAAGTAGACACATCATGTCCCGCGCGTATGTTTACATGCGTTCGCTGCGTTCGTTGCGTTCGGACCCGCACCACGCCTAGAGGTGATGCGTTCGCTCCTGCGTTCGCAACGGGCAAACATGCGTTCGCTCGCGCGCGCGCTCTCTCTTCTTTTCTTCTCTTGAAAGAAAAAGGAGAAAGAAGGTGATTGAAACACCGGCCGCTTTTGCTCGTCGCCTTGGCGTGCATAAATCCACCGTCTGCCGGGCAATCAAGTCCGGCCGCCTGATTGTCTCCTCCGGCATGCTTGACGTTGCCGACAGCCTGCAACGCTGGGAGAACACGAAACCAGGCACGCGTCCTGACGTCCTGGCGCGCCACGCCGCGAAACGGTCGGCGTTGATACCTGCGCAGCCAGGCGCACAGAACGCGCCGCAGATCGCCGCGCAGACGGTCAGCCAAGATGCTTCGCAGCAAGACGCTTTGCCGGCTGGCCGGAAAGACGAGCTCGATGCTCACATCGAAGAAGAGAACGAGCCGGCCGCATCGCCGGCCGATGCCGGACAGGCAAGCGATGGACCGGGCCTTGCCCATTACGCGCAAGCGCTTCTGGCTGCGCAAAACGCAATGGCCCGGCTGGCAATCCAGATGCGCAGCCATCGGCGCTATCGAATGGAAGACATCGACCGAGAAGCGCGGTCACTGGGAGCAACGCTGCGCGGATCGCTCGAGCGATTGGTAGACCAGACGGCGCCTCGCCTGGCCGTGATGGAAACCGCAGAGCAGCGCCTGCAATTGCTGTCTGCAGAGTCAAGCGCTCTGCGGCGAATGATTCGGCGAGAATTGCCCCGAGCATTGCGGCGACTGCGGGCGCCAGTCAAATGAACAGGAAACCACTCCGACAGACCATGCCACACACGGCCGAATGGATCGACGCGATACGCGAAGCCTTCGGGCTGGACGTCGTGAATGCAGCCATCCGCAATGGCATGGCTGGCGGCTCGGATTTCTACGCCAGCGAATCCGGCCATGTGATCGGGCATCCGCTCCCACCGCCTGGCGCTAGATTCAACGCCGACTACCTGCTACAGCACCGACCGCCACAAGGAGAAAGCGCGTGATCACCGTCGAAATTCAAGGCATGAAAGCCCTGCAAGCCAGCCTCGGCAAGCAGGCAAGCCAGATTCCGTTTGCCGCTGCTCGAGCACTCACTGTGACCGCTCATGCCGTGCATGCAGAAATCAAGCGCGCGCTCGCTGCCGGCGTGAAAGGAGGCGCGACGCCCTACACGCTGCGCTCGTTTTCCGTCAAGGCAGCCACCAAGACCACGTTGACCGCAGAGGTCGGATTGAGGACCGACGCGCCATCAGGAGCAACACCATACGAACAGGCCATTGCCCATCTGTTCCACGGCGGAGCGCGGCGATTCAAGCGCCTGGAGGGATGGCTCAAAGGTCGCGGCCTGATGCCGGAAAACATGCAGTTGGCGCCAGGCGCACGCGCCCCGCTTGACCGCCGCGGAAATCCTCGGCAGCAGGCAATCAAGGAGATGTTGGGCATTCTGTCGGCGTATCGCCGCAATCTGCAGACGTTTCGACGCAGCGGAAAGTCGAAGCAAACGAAAGGCATCGGCTTTTTCGTCGTGCTTCCGGGATCGATCGCTTCCAGGCATCTCGCGCTTGGCATCTATCGCAGGATCACATCAGGAGAAGCGAGCGTGATCGAGCCGTGGTTCCACTTTGCTGAGCCGGGAACGTATCAACGCCAGTACGACCTGGATGCCATCGCTTCGCGCGTGGTAGCACGTGTCTGGCCGGCAAATTTTGAAACATCGCTGGCGAAAGCGCTCGCGACTGCAAGATAACGCAACAAGAGGACTGCAACCATGCAAACGATAGGAACAGGTGGCGATGGAGATGGAGCGAGTACGATGACATTCGTGGAACTGTGGGACACGCTGCCAATACCGTTTGGCTATGAGCACATGGACGAACTCGACAAGGGAAGATGGAGAGCCATGGTCGAGGCGGCATTCAGGACCGGGCTTTTCGATGGCGCGCACAAGAGCGCATCGGCGAACACGGCGGACAGCAAGCGCATATCGGACCTTGAGGCGGCTGTGGCTGAGATTCAGGAGGCGATGCAAAAACAGATCGACATCAAGCGAGAGCTGCACAGAACAAGGGTGCACGCACTTACAGACGAGCTTGACGCGCGCAGCAAGCACGCTGAAGAGATTGCGGCGCTCAAAGCCGAACTGCGCAACATCAGTGAAGCCCTCGACGATCCACGCGTGGACAACACGATCACGGCGGTGGAAGCAATCAAAAACCTTCGGGCGGCCCTGAAAGTGATCTACACCTGGTGCTGTTACCCGGATGATTTTGACTTTGGGAAGACGAAGGCGGCTTGCATGTTCGCGCTGCGTGGTAGCCGGCAATGAAGCGCGCAGACTTTCAGGCAGACACCGGGCAAGGCGTGTGGGCTAAGTGCGAGAGCATGGGCCGCAATGCAAAGGCGCATTTCTGGAAAGCGCATCGGCGGACGCCCGCTTACATGGGCAGCCTTTGCGGGATGCTATACGCGACAGACTCGCTGGCGGTGGCTGACCATCACACCCCGCGCTGCAAGCGGTGCGAGGCGAAGGCATGAAAACAACCCACGAAATAGCGCACCAACATCTGTCCGACCTGGCAAGCATCATCGACGGTCAGCAGCAAGCAATGGCCAAGCACTACAAGACGGCAATGGAGTCAGCAGTCATTGCGTCAGCCTATGCCGACGAAGCCGCCAAGCTCCGCGCCTTCGCGCAGGAAATCATGCAAGCCTGGCCAGAAAGCGGCATCGATGGCGACGACCTGCAAGAAATCGCCACCCGTCACGGCCTTCTGACTCCGAAAATCATGCACGCACCCTGCGGCGATAACTGCTTATGTGCCGAAGTGCTAGAGCCGAATGAGTGGGAATCAGGAACTACCTGCTACCGCAAAACTCCACTGCTCACCGGCGAATGATGCCAACCACAACCCTCACCGAACTTCAGACCGAGCGCGCCCGCCTCAAAGCGCTTGAGGCGCAGCGCGAATTCTCTGAATCGCTGGCGCAAACTCGCCGCGCCGCCGACCTTCACGCCGCCGCCGTCGCAGTGCGGAACCTGATCACGGCCGCGCTCGCTGACCTCCCGCGCCGCTTCGCCGAAGTGATCGCCGGCGAGCACGAAGAAACCCGCGTCCACTACCTGCTCTCGGATGCCGTGCACCAGCTGCTCGACGAGATCGCCGCCAAAGCCAAAGTTGCCAGTTTCGCCCTGCCTGAATTCGGATCCCGCTTTGCCAGCGGCGCCAAGCCGCGCGACTTGCTGACCGTCTCGCAGCACGCCGACCGCCACCGCTGGATTGCCTCCGGCACCAACGCCCCGGGACAGTGGCGAACAGGTTTGACGCCCTACCTGCAAGACATCATGGACGACCTATCAGAGCACTCGCCGGTGCGAACCGCGGTCTTCTGCAAATCGGCCGGCGTTGGGGGCACTGAAGCCATGTTTAACTGGATTCAGTACGTCATGCAACACCTCGGAAATCGCGACTTGATGGTCGTCGTGCCTTCGCTCGAGCTGCGCGACCGATCATTCAATCCGCGCCTGGCAAAAATGATCAGCGAAAACGCCGGCCTGGCAGAACTTGTCAGCCGCGCATCGCGAAGCAGCGCAAACCGAGCCGACATTCTGGAATACGGCGCCAACTGCCGATTGATCAAGGCCGGCGCCAACTCTGCCGATAGCCTGCGCTCCGATCATCTGCCCTACGTGATCTGCGACGAGGTGGATGCGTACAAGTGGGACGTCGGTGGAGAAGGCGATCCCATGACCCTTATTGAAAACCGGCAGCGCACATTCTCCAGGGCAAAAACCTTCCTGATTTCCACCCCAACCAACGAAGGCGAAAGCAGAATCTGGCAAGCGTACTTGAGATCAGATCGCCGCCGATATCACGTCCCGTGCCCGCACTGCGGCACCTATCAGCCGCTTGTCTGGTCGCCGGAAACCATGCGCTACCGCACAGCCATTGCCGACCACGTAGACGGCAACGCCAGCGGATCCGAAACAGAGCAAAAGGTGGTTGTCGACGCATGGTACGTCTGCACCGACTGCGGCGCCGAAATCCGCGAAGGCAGTAAGCCGTCCATGCTCGCCTCTGGCCGCTGGGTCGCCCAACGTCCGCACGTCAAGCTGACCCACGGCTACCACATCAATTCGCTGTATGCACCGATCGGGCTTGGCCTGACATGGCGTCAAATCTGCCAGAAGTGGGTAGACGCGCAGCAGGACTCATCCGCTTTGAAGGCTTTCGTGAACACGTACCTGGGAGAAGTCTGGCGCGAAGAAGGCGACGGCG